TCACTCAAGCCCACCACCACCACACGGGAACCCAAATGAACACCATAGTAGACGGAGTTGAGATCATTCGCGCCTTGGTAGATGACTTGAATCAGATATGTCGCGCAGAATCAGGCATTGAAACAGATGATGCCAGAATATGGCAGGCGTGGTTACATGAGTTGACCACTGAAGAATGGGCCGCAGTGGTGGAGGCCTTGGCGGCCCTTGAACTGACCACGCCTGGCGCATTCCTGCCGCAGGACTCACAGGTGTTGCAGGAGGCCACTCTAGTGATCCAGCGATGCCTGGCCACAGGCAGATCATTTGTGGGCACACCCATGGTCAAAACCAGCGGAAACAAACGGCTGACCTGGAGATTGACCATGCTCATGAGAGAAGTGGTCAATCGTTACAACGGAGTCCACATACCAAATCGTCCCCCAAGCCGCCAAGCCGCCCCACAGGGGGAGGACAAGCCCACGCCCAAGTTTCACGATTTATTTGATCAATAAATACCCAAAAGCCTGTGATGCAAGACCCTGCGTTTGACCCACTGAAAATGTTGTTTGATCTACAACTGTTGGCTCACGAACTGGCACAGGCCAATCTGCGTCAGGCCGCACAGCTGAACCAGCAACAGGAGCAGTTGACGCAGGTGACCCATCTGGTGCACAGCCTGGCAGCGGCACACGAGGTGTTGCATCATTTAGTGAAACAGGCGCAAAAAACACCAGATTAACCTGCGCTAAATACTGCAAGGCCACACACAAGGAAAGCCAAATGACACTACCCACCATAACCACAAGAACAGCCAAAGGCTCTGCACTCTCATTTGCAGAAATGGACACCAACTTCCAAAACTTGGCCAATGTCACAGTGCCCATCACAGTCAAAGACAAAACAGGTGCCACCGCAGGTGTTGTCAGTACCACAGCGGCCGCGGGATACACCTTGCAGGCAGCCTCAGGTGGCAATGTGAATTTGGCAGTGGCAGGCAATGTGATCACCATTTCAAGCCTGGCTGGCTCAGGTGGGGGTGGATCAGACACATTCAACAATGGAGATGTCACAGGTCTTGGACCTGTCACAATTATTGCAGATGAATTGTATCTCACAGGTGGCGTAGTGGCCATGGGATCATACAGTCTGGCCAATGCTGTGATTGCCAGCACCACAGCCTCAGGTGGAGACGCCGCCGTGACCACAGGTGCCATGGCCACAGTATTGAGCCAAGAACCTGGCTATGCCTATCCTGCAGCCACTGTGGCTGGTGTTGTAGTTCCTGATACCACCACTGCTTTTCAAAGCAATGCCGCTTACACAGGATTCAATATTGCACAACAGGCAGGTTGGGGCAATGTTTACATACCTGTCACAAATGGCACTGCCAGCACCTATTATCAATTCTCAAATGTGGGTTTGAAATTCACAGACAACACAGTTCAAACCACCTCAGCCCTGGCCCTCACAGGTGGCACCATGTCAGGCAACATTGCCATGGGCAATCGTTGGTTGAGCAATGTGGCTGCTGTCAGATACAATGATGGCACCACAGATAGCACAGCCAGCTTGCCACTCACAGGTGGCAGTGTTACAGGCAACGTAGAATTTAACAATAACTACGTCACCAATGCGGTTCTAGGCACCACCATAGAAAAAACAGCCAACATTGGAGTTGTACTGGGCACAGTCACTGTCAATGCCAATACAGGTCCAATACAGACTGCTGTGGTGTCAGGCAACATCACCATCAACACCAACAACATGACCAATTTTAACACAGGCGAATCAGTGACCTTGGTATTGACACAGGCCACCAATGCCAACACCAGAATACTGACCAGTAACTTGAAATATGCAGGAGCAAGCAAAACTTTATCAACAGCCAATGCAGCCATTGACACCATCAGCATCACATACGATGGCACCAACTACCTGGCTGCCCTGGTCAAAGGATACGCATAATGTTGGGTGCAGGCCGTTTGGCTCTTTACGCGGCACAGGACACAGGCGCGGATGCTTCATTTGCCAATGTGGTGTCATTGAACCATTGGAATGGCACAGCAGGCACATTCAGCGCATCAGGTGATCAAATCTCAGCCCGCACCTGGAACAGATTTGGCACTACCACAGTGTACAGCACCACGCAGGTCAAATATGGCACCACCAGTCTTTTCATTCCCTCAGGCACCACAGCCGCACACGGAGCATACCTATCAACCAGTTCAGACTTGGTGTTGGGCACAGGTGACTTTACCATAGAATCATGGGTGTATTACACGTCAAATCCACAGACAAGTGATGCTGTGTTATGGGATTGGCGAACCGCTGCTCTTCAAGACAGCACAGCCTGGAATGATTATTTTGTTGCTGGCACTGGCGGCACATTCAAATATACACCTTACTTGGGTGGTGGAGCACCCACACCCACCATTCAATTGAGCCTGAATACCTGGTATCACATTGCTGCCACCAGAGCCTCAGGTGTGATCAAAACTTGGATCAATGGTGTCAATGACATCACCTGGACCGTAAGCAAAAACTTGAATCTGGCCTCACCTGTGCCCAAGATTGGCACACGTTATTCTGGTGGCGGCGGCAATGTTGCCAGTATGTATGTGGATGATGTACGTATCACCAAAGGTGTGGCTCGTTACACTGCCACGTTCACCCCACCCACTGCGGCATTCCCAGACGCCTAAAGGGCGTGTTTATGACAGGCCTTGATCATCCAAGTGAAGCACAAACCACAGCCAATCTGGGTGATCATGACTGACACAGATGCTACGTACCTGCGCGGCAGGCAAGGGTCTCAACTGTTGATTGCGTAGGCCTGCTTCAAATATCACAGCCATACCACCTGTCATGCCGTGTCTGAAGTCTGAACTCTCTGTTTGAGTCAATTTGAGCACACGTGGATCTGCCAACAACATGGTCTGTGCGGCAGGACTAAAACGGTCCAATAAAAAATAAGTGGTCTGCATCGCTTAATTATACTTGAAATACCTGGCTTGTTCAACCTGAAAAGATGCCAATGCTAAATAATACAACACAAGAGGATACCTGATGACCTGGCCCACACAAACCATAAGCACTGCCAATCTGGACGCTGGAGCAGATGAGCCACGCCTGGCACGTGCAGATCTTTACAGTGCAGTTCAGAGTGTGAATGCCTTGATCACCACAGTGAATCTGGGCGCAGCCGCGGATGGCAATTTTCTCAAGTTTGTGACCAATGGCAACATCTATCCACACGATCACTACAACACAGTCAACAGTTACACACAACAACAGCGAATCACACAGGCCAATCTAACCATAAGTTCAGGTGTGGTGTCCTGGAATCTAAACACACAGCAGGCTGCACAGATCACACTCACACAAAACGTCACATTCTCAAATCCCACCAATCAACAAGCAGGTGGCACCTACACAGTGTTGGTCAAGCAAGATGGCACAGGTGGCCGCACCATCACATTTGGTAATGCTTATCTTTGGCAAAACAACTCAGCACCTGTGCTGACATCAGCCAGTTCAGCAGTGGATCTTTTGGTATTTTACAGTGATGGCACCAAGATGTATGGCAGCGCCACAAGGAACTTCAAGTAATGTGGTCAATGCCTCAACTGCATAACCATACAGATGGTGCGTTACCTGGTGTGAGTGGTCTGCATTACAGCAAATCACCCAACCTGACTGCCACCCTGGCAGGCACCACCACTGAATTGTTTGCCACGTATGAGCCTGTGGTTGCCCTATGGTGGCGTCGTGATCCTGCCTATATCACAGAAGCCAATCCTGCCGCACCTGTGATCACAGCCAACTACAATGAGATGCCGTATGGCATATGGAGCATATATCACACACCCAGCACCTTTGAAGGTAGCTTTGGCACTGATGTGATTACCATGGCAGCCACAGGACAAGATCCTGACTATTTTGGCGGAGCCCTGAGTGGTTGGCATTTTAGCACATCATACAGTCAAATAGCCGCAGTGATCACAGGATTTTCGTGGGACACGTGGAATCATTATGTGTGGCGTGGTCGCTCAGCAGGTTGGCAGCTGTATGTAAATGGGCAGTTGATTCGCACCATCACCAACACATACAATGCCAAGATTGCCACACCCATCAAAATTGGATATGGCAACAGACCCACGATCGCAGGTGCAGAAGCCCCCATTTCATACACCTTGCACAATCATCGTGGCACAGGCTGCGTGGATCAATTGTGGATAGGTTATACCAAAGAAAACAATGTCAACAACACTTTCAACATACTTGATTATTATGATCGTGGATATGTGGACTTGGGCCCACAGGGCACACGTGGATATCAAAACAAGACTTTGGAAACTCCCAAGTTTTACAAAAAGTTTGATTACCCATTTGAAGGAGTACAGGTGTTGGCCAACGACTCAGCCTACACTGTGAACCAGCAGTACAACTGCTCAAATTATTAAAAGGAGACTTAAATGTCAGCAGCCAGTAATTATTTAGAAAACAAAGTATTAGATCACGTGCTTGGAGAAGGTGCCAGAACGTTCACCAGTCCAGCCACCTTGTATCTGGCCTTGTTCAACAACACATCAGGAAATGCCCTGGCCAATTTGGAAGCAGGCACCCTAACTGATGAGATCAGCACATCAGGCACAGCCTATGGTCGTCAGGCTGTGGATTTTGCCGCAGCCGCATCAGGCACAGCAGCCACCAATGGCACTGTGACTTGGACCACTGCCACTGCGTCGTGGGGCACAGTCACACACGTGGCTGTCATGGATGGTGGCACAGTGGGATCAGGCAATGTGCTGTTTTATGGTGCATTGACTGCCAGCAAGGCCATTGACACAGGCGACACATTCCAAATCTCTTCAAGCAACCTAACAGTAAGCCTAGCCTAATCGCTCCTTAAGGGGGCGCAATGCCAGACTATCTAAACTATGTTGAGTATGACTACGTAGCTGAAGGCTACGTGGTGGGTGAACGCAGAGCCAGTGCTGATCTTGTCAGTGCAGGCACTGTGGCCACGTCTGCTGACAGGTTTAGAACAGCCAGTGCCACCCTAACAGCGGCGGCGGTTCAAACAGTCACGGCTGCAAGAACCAGAGGCGCCACTGCCACCCTAACAGCGGCGGCCACTCAAACAGCCTCCTCCGCCAGAACCTTAGGCGCCACTGCCACCCTAACAGCGGCGGCCACTCAAACAGTCACGGCTGCAAGAACCAGAACAGCCACTGCCACCATCACAGCCCAGGCCGCTCTGACAAGCACACCTGGACGCGGACGCACAGGTGCAGCCACACTGGCCTCAGCAGACACCTTTGCTGTCACAGCCACACCTCAAAAGAACTTTGTGGCAGGTCTCACAAGTCAATTTGCCTTTGCAGCCTCAGCGGATAGAATAAGAACTGCCACTGTCACAGGCCGCAACAGAGTTTGGACAGATCAGGATGATTGGTATATCTGGGAAGGTGTTACCTGGGATGGTATAGATGGCATTGTGGGTCAGTTCATCACGGACATACAGCCCACAGTTTCAGGCAGTGCCTATATCAGTTTGAACAGCACGGCCACATTGACTGCTTTGGGTGGCAAACTACGATTGGCACAGTCCACTGTGAGTTCAGTGGCCAGCATCACCACAATAGCTGGTCGCTTGCAAGATGCCGCAGCCACAGTAAACACAGCCGCCACAATAACCACCGTGGCAGGACGTCGCAGTCCAACAGGTGCTGCCTTGAGCAGTGCCTTTGTGTTGGCCAGCAGATCAGGCGTACCTGGACCAGTTTATGGTGAGGCAGTGATTGCCGCAGCCGCCACTGTGAGCACAACAGCCCGCCGCACAGCCCTCGCTGTGAGTTCATTGAACACAGTGTGCACCACAGCAGCCACAGCCCGTAAGACTGCCAGAGCCGCCACAGCCATGACCTCACAGTTTACCCAAACAGTGGCGGAACTCAAATTGCGTGGTGGGTCCGCAGGTCTCAACTCAGTCACGACAGTGGTGCCCACTACCACATTCAGCCGTCGTCGTGGCATAGCCCTGAGTCTGACCTCACAGGCCACTGTGAGCACCACAGCAGGTTATCGTAGATTTGCAGCCTCAGCCGTGGCCTCACAGGCCACCCTCACAGCCCTCACAGGGGACAGTCGCACACGTGGGGCAGCCAGTGCATTGAGTGCTTTGGCATTTGAAGTCACCGTAGCCAATCTGTTGGATATTCGCACTCGTCGTCTGGTGGTCACGGACAACAGAGCCTATCCAGTACTGGCTGAATCAAGAAGTCTCTTGACCACAGATCCAAATCGTGTAAATACCACACTGGCAGAAGCCAGATTTGTTGTGGTTGCACAAGAAACAAGACAGGACATACTCATATGACAACACAAACAGGATTCAAACAAGACCAAACAGGCAGTTACATAGCCAAAGATCCAGGCGCAACACTAATCTACAGCATTGATTGGGGTCCTTGGATGGCCAATTCAGGTGCCACCATTTCAAACAGCACGTTCGCCGTCAGCACAGTACCATATACCGCAGCCAATGTGACCAAAGTATCAAACGGCATCTCTGGCAATGTGACTTTTGTTGAATTGTCAGGTGGTGTGGCAGGCAATGTGTACACAGTGACCAACACAGTGACTAGCAACACAGGCAGCATAGATGTGCGCCGTTTTAGACTCAAAGTTGAGCCAAGATATCTATGATACAAAACGAAGAGTTCGTGTCTGATCTGCCCGCAGAGGCACCTGAACAAAGGGCCGCTGTCAAATGGGAATTCAAGCCACGCAAGAATCCCAAATGGGGCACTGTGACCAAGGCAGGCCTTGTGATAGGCAGAGCACCAAACCAAAGGGTAGTAGATCCTGATGAGGTGTATCGTATGAGTCTGTTGGGTTGCACCATGGAAGAGATGGCACAGTTCTTTCAAATAGATCGTGAAACTCTCAAGTATAACTTTTGGGACTACATCAAGCGTGGTGAAAGTGAAACCCGTCAGCGGTTGAGAAACGCACAGATTGAACTGGCACTCAAAGGCAATCCCACCATGCTGATTTGGTTGGGCAAACAGATGTTGGGACAAAGTGACAATCCTGTGAATCAGGATGACAGCAAGATCCTGCCTTGGCAGGATCAGGTGGACAAAACGCATGAGTCTTAACCCAGGTCAACAGGCAGTGACGGCCAGTGACGCACGTTTTAGAGTTGTCATAGCTGGCCGCCGTTGGGGCAAGACACACTTGGCCATACGTGAATTGGCCAAGGTGTGCCGCTTTCCTGATCGTCGTGCATTTTATGTGGCTCCCACATATCGCCAGGCCAAACAAATTGTTTGGGACACACTCAAATATCGCCTACAGGATCTGGGCTGGGTCAGAGGTGTGAATGAAAGTGATTTGACAATAAGGTTGATCAATGGAAGTACAATTAGCCTACGCGGCGCAGACAATCCAGATAGCCTACGCGGTGTTGGCCTTGATTTTGTTGTTATGGATGAATTCGCAATGATAGATCAAAAGGCCTGGACTGAAGTCCTACGCCCAACCTTGAGTGACAAACAAGGCTCAGCCATGTTTATCTCAACACCAATGGGACAAAGCAATTGGTCCTATGATCTGTATCAACGCACCCTACAGGACCCAAACTGGGCCAGTTTCCAGTTCACCACCCTGGAGGGTGGCAACGTGCCCGTAGAAGAAATTGAACAAGCACGTAGAGATCTTGATGAGAGAACATTCCGTCAAGAATATGAAGCCACTTTTGAATCTGCAGGCAACAGAGTTTACTATGCATTTGATCGTGCTGTCAATG